GACAGGATTCGAACCTGCGACCTCTTGATCCCAAATCAAGCGCTCTAGCCAAGCTGAGCCACACCCCGTAAGTGTTATGCAATTTCACAACTCATAACGAAAATATATTACCATACTTTATTATGTTTGTCAATTCTTAAAAGAACTGCGGATGACAGGAGTTGAACCTGCACGTCATAGACACTAGAACCTAAATCTAGCGCGTCTGCCAATTCCGCCACATCCGCATAGTGAGCGTGCGGGGATTCGAACCCCGGACAACTTGATTAAAAGTCAAGGGGTCAAAATGCTCTCAAACCGCATAAACTCATGTTTTCTCAATTTTGGTTGGAACGAAAATGGAACATTCTCGCTTCAACGTTGTTTATAATATCATATCATTTTCGACATTGCAACTACTTTTTTCGATTTTTTTTCAAAGCTGTGCAAGTTTTCTTTCCTGCATATGTTCCAGACGTGTTCCATCCTAACTGTTTCCAGTATTTCTTCAAGGCTTGCGTTGTCTTTGCTTTCCAGATTCCGTCAACCGCTAATGGATGTTCGTTTGCATATGTACAATTTGCGTTCAGCTTCTTCTGTAACCACTTGATCGCATTCTTGGAAGAGTTCTTTTTTACAACGCTGTATGATACTTTTACGTTATCATATTTAGGTCGTCCATATCCTGCGATACGGCTGTTACTCTTTGCGTAGGATTTCTTGCATACAGCACCACCGTTTGGTACAACGGCTGTTCCATTAGATGTGTTTCCCTCGATCGTGAACACCATCTCATCAGTTACTGCATACACAATCCCAGTGTGACAGATTCTTTGAGAGTTTTTGAAGAAAATCTGATCTCCAATCCGCGGTGTTTTATGCCACTGGTCATTGTCTTTGAATTTTTGCGCCGATGTTGGAGTGTATGCACTAAATCCATGTAAGAGATTTTTTGCTACATCCCTGCCGTATGCCTGCACCATACACCAATCCACGAACATGTCGCACCAGTAGGCATCTGGTCCGTTAATACCAAAGTATGCTCCGTACTTAGTGTAGTTGTTGCTACCTGCGTTTTTTGTCTTACTGTTTAGATTCTTCTTGCTTTTCTTCTCTAAGTATCCGACTTCTCCTTTGGCTACTGTAAGAAGTTTGTCTACCGTATGTGCCATATTAGTCCTCCTTATATTCGATTACTTCAGCAATATCTGTTTTGTTATTTGCAAGCTTACTATCTTTTACCCCCGGTGTTGTTGGGTCTGTAATAATGCCTACTGCAAAGACAATGTTAAGTAATATTCCAATCCCCTGTGTAACCATATCCTCTGATATTGATGGCACAATTCCCAAAAGTCCTAAAATCTGATAGATTGTGCTGACGATTAAACCTGCGATAGATATTAATGTTGCTTTATTCTGTAGTCTTAATTTAAAATTCATAATTAGTTTCTCCTTTCATTTGTTGAATGCTTATGTTAATATGTGATTGGCGATTGAAATTTAATGCATACACTAATTAGTGATTTAACTTATAAAAAGATTGCGTCAAATATTCCAATTTCAACAAAATATACAATTCCAAGTAAATATAAAATGGCAATTCTTGTTGTAACAATTAATTATCCTAATGCAATAAGTCCGCAATTCACGTTCATGTTTCCAAATTTAACAGAAACAAATCGTATATCTGATGGTTACTGGTATGACAACACTTATCACGCAAATTTTATGGCATACAAAGATGGAAATGTTGTTTATTTTTCTTCAAGTTGGCAAGTAGTATCTCCAACAGGAACAGTTACTTACGATGTCTATGCAAGGTAAGACTAATTATCAAATACAATTCCACCTTGGTCTATATACACGTTTGGTGGTGCTATAACCGTATAAAATCCCCATTGTGGAAGACCGTTTATAGTAATTACATTTTTGCTTGCAGAACATGATATATTTTCAGATACAACATTGGTAGTTGCATTAATGATAATATCTTCGCCACTTATATTTATTGAGATTATGGCACAGCATGATAAACCGTTTCCGTTTCCAAACAAAAATAGTGCGATTTTGTCACTTTTTGACTTTAAATTATCGTAATTTGATATGGTTACAGATATGCTCGTACCACTTCCACTTGTTTTAATTACTATATTGCGTAATTTATTGGTTAAATCACTATTTAACGTAGAAATATCTGATTGTATTTTACTTATATCGTTTTCTATATTTCCAATCCCTAATTTAGTTTTAATCAGTGACACAATCGTTGACCACTTAACCTTACTGGCGGTACTCCCACCAGTAAGCATGTAATCATCATCTGATATTGTCTTTTTCTCTGTTAAATCCGATATATGTACTAAAGGTATATTGATTGCCATAACATCACTCCTTAATTCAACTTGTTTTCTCTGACGTAGCTTCTGATAGCATCAATGTGCTTTTTAAGTTCTTTATCTACTACCCAGAAATTTTCTTTTTTATTCTGTGACAATGGTTCTCCTGTGTTATCGTCAATCTCATTGTATGTGTATGATACTCTGTCTCCACCGTCAATATTTAATACCATAAAGCTACTCAACTGTTTCATTTAACATTTCCTCCTGTTCTTTAATCAAATCGTTGATTTCTTCCATATATTCTTTCTCATAGTCAATCACTTCTTCTTTTTCTGAGTTATCGAATTTTTCAAGTCGTTCAAATTCGTAATCTCTCTGAATTGCTTTGATTTCCCACGAAAATTTAAGGTTTTCAGTGCCTCGAACGACAAAGTAACTATCGGTCTTTTCTTCTACCCATAAATCGCCTTGCCCCTCTTTCTGCAAGAATACTTGGTACTCAACACCTGTGTTTACTGTCTCTGAAAATATATCGTCAATGTCGATGTAACACTTTCCTTTATCATCAGTTTGTGCCGTTCCAATGTCTCCAAAATATGGGGTTGCTGTTTCATAACAATACTGCTTTCTTGTATCATAATTTTCTGTATCTATTATTCTGTTTTTTTCTCCGGTAACAGACAAACTTCCGCCAATAGTAACTGGCTGATAAAAACTTGATCTTTCTTTTCCAAAATGAAATTTATATTCACTTACCGACCCAAGATAAAGTGATTCATCCGTCATATGCATTGTTATGTCTGTCTGTACTGTAATTGGTCCACTGCTGTTATTTTTTAATACAATCTCATCTGGGGACAAAATCGCACATGCACCAGTTCCATCCTTGTTTTCAGATAAATATATACCACCGAACACGTCTGGTGTTATACACACATATGATATTGGCTTTTCTCCCATGCCTGATATATAATGCGTTACGACTATCCCTTTCGTGTTTATGTCAACAATTTCATTGTCATTTGCATCATAAACGTGCATTTGTCCATTACCGTACGTGTTTGCTTTTCCACCAAGATTTAATGTTCCACCTCTAGCATAAGTAAAGTTGATATACAACTTACCGTCAGACCCACGATAAATACCTTGCCATGCTCCGTCGTTGGTCAGCAGATTGAATATATCTTCGTGAGTCAGTGCATCTACGTCAATGGCTACTGGAATTGTCTCAATATCCAACACCTGTGAAAATCCACCTGCGGCATACATCGTACACCTTAACGCTGTAAGATTTCTTGAGATACCGATACCACTTGAACCGCTTGCTGTGATACCACTTGAACCACTCGCTAGTACAGAGTACAGTGCGTGTGTAATGTCCGTTTCATCTGAAGATGAAGTATAAACGGTCGTGTATGTATCTCCGTCAGTTGTTTCCTCAATCTTGAATCGGCACTTATAGGCTGTACGTGCTGTTGCTGTACCGTCACGGTAGTAACCAGATAATGTAATGTAGTTCGGCACAATCGTGTTGTCCGCAGACATTTTCACGATACTTGACGATGTTTCCATGAAGTACGTTCTTCCTGCACTTCCTTGCGGACCAGTTGCTCCCGTATTCCCTTTTTCTCCCTGTGGTCCTGTTGCCCCTGTCTCTCCCTTGATTCTTGCCCAAGTGTAAGAAGCTACTGTCGTTGGGTCGTTTAGGTTGTAATTCGTACAAGTACCAATGTAATCTCCTACCGTTTCGCCAGAATTGGAAGTAAAAGTTTTTCCACCATCGTTTGAGTATTTGATGTGAAGATAAGATGTTTTTCCATCAATACCGTTAGTACCTGCGATACCCTGCGTACCTTTTTCTCCCTGTAATCCTTGGAATCTTGCCCATGTATATTTAGATGGGTCGTTTGAGTCGGCTTCTGTAAAGTCCACGTATGTTCCAATATAGGTAGATGGGGTTTCAGTCATTTGAGAAGCTGTTGTAGGTTTTGCAACAGAGCTGTACTTAATGTGGAAATATGTTGTAGCTCCACTAGCACCCTGCGGGCCTCTGATACCCTGTTCTCCCTGCGGTCCTTGGATTCCTTGTAACCCCTGTGGTCCTTGGTCTCCTTTTTCGCCTTTTTCTCCTTGCGGTCCTGTCGCACCAGTGTTACCTTTCTCTCCCTGTGGCCCTTGCGGACCAGTAGCACCAGTTTCTCCCTTTGCACCTGTTTCTCCAGGAATACCGCCTTTTAATTTCGCAATGTCAAATCTTTTCGTAACTGAATAAGTATTAAGATAATTTGCTGTAATATCCACCCATCCAACATCTGTTGTTAATGCTGTCACAGTGTAGGTATGAGTTGAATTATTCCAAGAACCTACGACACCGCTTGACTTCTGCACGTTGTAAGTACAGTCGTTAGATATATCAGTATGACCGTATAAAACCTGTGCTGTCGTGTGGCACTCTGGAAATGATGTGTACTCTCCCTTATAATCTGTCGTGATTGCTTGATAATCGTTGTCCAGATTGATAATCATTGCACGAGATTTTCTCGCTTCTTCCAGTGCCTTGTTAGCAGTCTCATCATCTGTGTATTTATTAAGCTTCTGCCAGTCGGTTTCCACATAACTTGCACCCTCTCCCCTTGCTACAACGCAAGTAAGGATGTCTCCGTTCTGTCCTTGATTCCACATATCGCCAGTATCATAAGGTGGTGTAGGCTGTGTCAAAAATACACGACATTTACTGTCTGCTGTGGACTGTGCGAAAGATGCTGTCCTTAATGCTTTTGTAACGTCCGTGTCTTGTACTAACTGCCACTTCCATGTGTCGCCATCTTTGAAGAATCTGTAGGCATATCCTTTAGATTTCCAATAAAATAAGTCTCCCTCATGCTTCTTTTTATCATCTTCTGTTGTCCAGTCAGAAGCAGGGATATTTTTTAATGTTGGTTCGTAATCGTAGTAGAACGTCTCAATTTGTCCGTCTATCTGGTTCTGTAGGTCCGCTACACTTTTTGTAACTGTTTCTGCAAAATCTGATACTTTACCATCTGCGTAGTTCTTAGATTCTTTCACAGCATCACTAATTGCTTCTGGTGCTGTTTTGCCACCAATCGTGACGTTGTCCCCAGAAATCTTTACAGTACCAGTCTCCATATCTGCATAGAAGATAATATTTCCAGATTTATCTTTGACTGTTAATGCACCAGTGTTGATATAATCTGCATTGATTCCCTCTATATAAAGCAATCTTGCTACCATTTCCCCAGTGATCGTGAATCCATAAGGATATGTCTTACCGCCATCTATAGAAAATCCAATAACCTCTGCTGTCAATTTGATAACATTCTTTGATTCTTTCATTGTTGGTTTATCATGGAGATAATATATAGTTGAACCATCCAATAGCACTTCCTGTGTTGAATACATTCCGTTACTATTTTTTAATGCTTCTTGCATCTTATCTACAGCATTTTGACGGTTATTTCTTTCCTGCTCAACTAACTGTTTCCCTTGTATGATCGCTTTTTGATTACTTGATGTGTAGTTGCTCTGGTTACGCAATGGAGATTCTGCACTATTCTTTAATGTTGTATATCCGAAGAATACAAAGTTTACATCTGTTAATACAGAATAGAAGCTATTTTCTCTCCAATCTGTAACTTTAATCTTATCCATAAACTCTGCTATTGGATAAGATATATAGTCCATCGTAAAAGCTCTAAAAGTCACATTTCCAAACTTTTCATAAATCCACGAAATAAGTGTCTCTTCATGCCCTGTTACAAGTGGATTCTCTACAGATAAAACATAACCATCTTTACCAACTTGTACCGTTTTTTCTGTGTCACTTGTATTGCCATCATCATCGGTTGTAGTAACCTTTCGTGTCATTCGTACGCCTGTTACCTGCACATCGTTCGTATCACTTGTCAGTTTATTGTAATCAACCAATTTATGAATATCCTCACTATCATAATCAAAATCATAGGTCATTATCTGTAATCGCCCTGTGCGGTCAATTCTTGCATTTCCGCAGGCAATCATTGCAATAAATCCTATAATTTGTCGGTGTGTATACTCACTAGATGGCATGGTTGGTATCTGGAAGTCATTATGTAAAAAGTTACTATTTCCAATCAAGATACCGCAGGTATCACAACTATCAATTAGCACACTCTTTGCTGTCGCAGGGAATGTCAATGTTGTGCTGTATGTCTTATCTGCTTTATACATATCATCGTATCCAACAATCGTTACAACACTTCCGTAGGTTTCTGGTTGAGTGACGGTAAATATACCGTATTCAATTTTTTCTATCGTTGATGATAATTCAAACGTCAGATATAGTCTGATTTTTGCTCCAAAGAAATCATAATCAGATAAGTGTTCATCGTCATTCATGATTTCTAACTGTACATTACGGCTGAGTGCAACACCTAAAGGAATGGTGTTAGCGCCTGCCGAATCAACAAGACTATTGTTATCTATTGAAAAATCATCCTCTGTCAGTTCTAAAACTGTGCCATTTGCAAGTGTAACTTCTGCATACTCTTTAAAATCCTGTCTTTCTGACATTAGAGTTTTAAACTCATTACTTACATTTATCATATCGGGTTAACCCCCTGTGCATTGAACGAAAAACTAGATAATTTCTCTTTGTTTTTCTCCAATGTTTGTATTTTTATGTCCGATACCTGTCCGACATAAAACTTTGCCGTTCTCCATTCATCGTGGTACACGGAAAAATAATGCAAATCAAAAGGTTTTCCTTTTGCTACCATTTGCAGGATTTTTGAAGCTTCTGACATTGGAATATCCGTAGCTGTATATGGGAAACGCTCTACCGTAAACATCGGTGTAAATTTCCCTTTTCCAGACTGTGCCCTTGTTGAACCTTGCGTATACGTGGTTTCGAGTGCTACAGCTATGTCACAATCTGGTTGCCATATTTTCACACCGTTGATTTTTATATAATCTTGTGCCATATTTACTCCTTTCTACGCAAGGCTGAATGGGTTTCTACCGTTACTCATTTGTCTTAGTTTTGCTTCTTCGATAAATTCATCAAATAACGTCCTGCGGTTAATCTGTGCTGTGAAATGATAATCCCCACCATCGTTACCGCTGTTGTCTGATTCTAAGGACTTCATAACAGATAATAGCTGTTCTAGTAGATTAAGTACGTCATTGTTGTTGCTATCTGTACTGTGTTGCTTTTGTGCGATCACTGCGGATGCTTTCGCAGGTATTACCGCTCCACTTGCTACATACGGTGCTGTAAATGGTACATTCGCCAACTGCTTTGACTGATCTAGTAATGTATCAATCGTATCTGGAAAAGCTTTTTCCAAACCTACTGTGATACCCGCAGGAATCATCTTACCTACTGTATCTCTCATAAGTCGTGATGGAGAATGGATTCCAAAGAAATCTTTTACTGCGTTCCATGCTTCTTTTGCAAGGTCCATCATTTTATTTACAAGTCTGTATGCATTGTTTCCAACACCTTGAACAATTCCCTTTACAACATTTAGTCCAACGCTTCCCCAGTTCATGTCTGAGAAAACTGTTTTCATCTTTCTGATAGCTTCTTTCACTGGACTGTCAGAGTTTCCTGCCATCAAACTTTTTAGCTTTTTCAGCCCGCCAACCATCTTGTCTCTTACATTTTCGACTTTATCAACAACGCCTTGCTTCTTCTCTTCAAATGTGTTCTTGACATTTTTCATGGCATCGCTTGCATGCGTGCCAAAGTTAGATATAACTCCTTTGAATCCGTCAGACACACTATTTTTCACTGCTTCCGCTTTCGCTTTAACAGTTGATAAATTCTGACCACTTAGATTATCTCTAATTTTTGACATTGCGTCATTTCCAAACTGTCTAAACTTTTCAACGACACCGCTTACATTATCTTCAATCCCATGCCTTAATGTTCTTGCTGTTGATTTAACAGTTTCAATACCGCCAGAAATCTTTTCTTGCAGTCCGTTGACAATTCCTTGTCCCCATGTTTGAGCATTTTCTGGTAATTTTTCTATTCTTTCTTTGATGCCATCTCTTAAATCTCCTGCTTTTTCTTTCACAGATTCCCAACCTTTTTTGATTGTTTCTCCTGCTTTTCCTATGCCGGATGCAACGGTATCAAATCCACTCTTTAATTTTTCCCATGCACCTTTGGCAAATTCTGCAACCTTTCTTGCGACTGCTTTGACCTTATCCCAGTTTAATACGATAAGTGCAACTCCTGCGACTATCGCAGCAACAATAACTCCTGCCGGAAAAGTGAAAAGTGCAGCTAAGCCACTTAATGCTGTTCCTATCATAGATACAAATGAACCAATCGCAGGTATTAACGTTGTTGCAAGTATTCCCTCTGCACCAAATATAGCTACTAATCCTGTCGAAAGACCACTTGCGATTGTTCCAATAATTCCACCGCCACCAGATTTTCCAAGTGCTAATATGATATTCGCTAATAAGCTTTTTCCAGTAAGCATTTTAGAAAAGCTTCCTGCCAAATTGATTGCTCCAATCGCTGTACCAAGTGCTAACGCTAATTTTCCTGCTGTTGTACTTGCTAAACCAGAAATCAAACCGCCAAGAACATTTGTTATAATTGTGAATACTTGACTAAAGATTGTACCCCAGTCAATATTGTTTAGGAATGTTCCAATTCCTCTTCCAAGTCCATTCCAATCGGTGTTTTGTGCAACACTAGCAAACACACCTAACAGACTTGTCACTGCATCACTTAACGTCTGCCCTGCCGTTGCCCAATCAATTCCTTGAATCATAGCATTAAGACCATTAGTGATGTTCTTTGCAATTCCAGACCAATCCACTGTCTTTACAAACGCTCCTAACGTTGCAAATGCTCCGTTGATTCCTTTTACTAACGTATCGGCAATTGTTGTGAAATTAACTTTATCAAAGATTCCATTAACAAGATTTCCTAGAGATGTTCCAAGTTCTTCCCAACCAGTCAACCCAAGATTGCTTTTTCTTGACATGTCAGAAACAAATCCGTTAAAGATATTCCATGCAATCATAAATTTGTTTCCAAGCAGATTTCCTAAGTTGGTCCAATTTACCTCATTGACTAACCCACGGAATCCTACTGAAAATTTCGTTCCAAGATTTTTCCAGTCGATACCCTCAATTAAGAGATTCATTGTATTGACAAGTGTATTAATACCTGCACCAACAGTTCGTCCGAGTAAATCCCAGTCAATGTGATCTACAAGACTATTGAACGTTCGTGTAAATGCATTTACAAAATACGTTATCTTCGGCCCTATATTATTCCAATTGATAGCATCATAGATTTTTTGCAATCCTTTATTGATACCGCTTGCGATATATGCTCCAAGTCCTTCCCAATCTTCGTCCTTAATCAACTTTCGGATTTTATCTGCTATTCCTTTGATAGAACTAGCAATTGGCACTTCTTGAAACATATCCGATGGACTAAGTCCACCACCTCCACCACCTACGCCACCGCCACCGCCGGTACTAGGTGTTGTGTCAGAATCATCTTTGTTCTTTTTCTGGAACTGTCTGATTTCATCAAGACCAGATAGATATGTCTGGTTCTCTTTGTTTGCTTTCTTTGTGGCATTGGCGTTTTTTTTGCTCGCTTTTGCTGCATCATTCGATGCCGATGCTGTACTTCCTAAGGATGCAGCATAGTCTTGTTGCACCCCTACGGCTTTTGTAAATGTCTTTTGCCCTGTCAGTGCTGCAACAAACATTCCTACATAGGTCAATGCTTTTGATATTAAGTTAATCAACGTAACTAATGCAGGAGCTATTGCTGTAAGAATCGGACTAAATGCCGTTGCAAAACTGTTTTTTAATCGTGTCAGTGCCGACATCAAAGATGATAGTGCTGCATTTGTGCGATTGGAATACTGTGCTAGATTCTGCATACCGCTTGCTACCGCAGAATTGACCTTACCAATCATTCCAAACACGGTCGAATATAAGATACTCATACCAACCATTCGACCAACTGAAAAACGTGCATTATCAGCACTTTGCGATGTATTAAGGAAGCTTGTTGCAAGACTTCCAATTCTCTTTCCAACACTAAGAGCGGATGAACCAACTTTTTTTAATGCATTTCCAAGCTTGCCAATACCACTTGATAAAAGTGTTGCAAGTATTCTTGTTTTGCTTAATTTTCCGTTTGTTTCCGCTACTTTGCTACCAATATTGGTGTAAGATGAACCTAGCTTTCCATTTGTTCCAACAAGGCTTCTTTCTTTTGCATCAGTCTTAGATATTTCCTTATTTAATGCATTTAAGGCTTTCTCACTTTCTTCTGATGCTGTCTTTGCGTAGTTCCCTGTAATCGGTGCAGTACGTACTTTCTCTGTTGGTTGTGCGGTTGTTGTTCCACTGTCCAACTGCTTTTTCTTTGCTAATAATTCGTCATATTGTCTGCCAAGCTTTTCCGCAGCACTCTCCAATGCTAAAAACGCAGGAGAAGAAGTTGCGTTCTGATTTCTTGCAAATATTTCTTGCTGTGCTGTTGCTACCTGTTCAAACTGTGTATCAAGGCGTTGCAAGGAATCTTCAAGAATCTGATATGCTGTTGTCTTGATATTTGAATTGCTGATTTCATCCTGCAATTGTGTTGTTTGTCCTAAATTGGTGTTTAAGGATTCAACACTTGTTTCTGTACCTGTGATTTCTGCATTTAATTTCTGTAATGCTTTTGCACTCTCTTCACTTGCAAGACCTGTTCCACCTGTAAGTTTTGCACTTTTAGGTAGACCACTGTCTGTACTCGCTGTTGGTGCTTCTAACTGCTTTTTCTTTGCAAGAAGTTCTTCGTATTGCTGATCTAGTTTAGCCGCTGCACTTTCCATTGCTTGAAACGCAGGGGAAGAAGTTGCACTCTGATTTCTGTTAAATATATCCATCTGTGCTTTTTCTAACTCTGCAAGCTTCTGTCCTGTACTTTCTATAGCTTTATCTAACGTATCTAGTGCATTAGATTTAATATCTATGCTTTCTAGCTTCTTTTCTGCCTGTGCGGTCTTTTCCAGTTCCTCAGCCACAGTCTTTGCTTTTTCTTCGACAACATCAATGCCTTTTATATCTGGTGCTTTTATACCGCCACTTATGGCTTTTTCCATTGATTTTCCAATGGTTTTTACTTGATTGGATAAACGTTTTAAAAGGGATGCAATTTCTTTCACACTTGCTTTTGCTTCGGTTGTATCAATTTCTGTTTTGATATAAATACTTCCATCCGCTTTTTGTGTAGCCATTTAATCACACCCCTTTCTGTCCATTAAGAAGTGCATTAAGACGTTCTCTTTCTGCTAATTCTTCTTCGGTGTATTTAACATCTAAGTCAATCAAATTTTTGTTTTCTCTATAGAAATCACGTTCCCAGTCATCAAGTTTCTTTCCTTTCGCATTCTTTATGCGAACATTAAGAATCTGTGAAAACAAGGATTCTCCGATTTCCATATAAGCTCCCAAAAAAGTCCACCAATGAAGATATTGCATAGCTCTGATTTCTCTTCCTAAGACCCTATTAACCGATGGAATAATAACCGCACCGTCCTGTTCCCAGTCCATTGTGTGCGGTTTTTTCTTCCCATCGTCTTTTATACCCATGTCAATAAATTCGATGGCTTTTTCTCTTGCTTCTTCATAGTCATGCGGTGGCATTTCGTCAAAATCAATGTATAAAATGGTAAGAGCAACAATCCACTTTTCATCGTTCTCAAACTCTGGATCATTAAAAGTCTTTAATATATCCAAAATTGCTCGAAAATCTGTACGAATATCGTACTTAATGCCACCAACTACTATGGATGTTGGAAGTTCCCAGACTTCCATTTATTTGTGATATTTAGAAGTTGCTCTTTTGATCTTCGCCTGTTTCTTCTTAATTCGCTGATCTGTTACCTGCTCAATAATATCTGCGATTTCCACGATGATGTTCTCGATGAAGAAATCTCCGCTTTCTGTAAGAGTTAGCGGATTGCAAATAGCAAATACAGACTTAGAAGCTTTAGAGTTAAGCAAGTAATCAATCTGCCCCTCTAATTTGTCAGACAGTTCTAAGATATCCTGTTCTGTAGCATCCTCTGGAAGTTCCATCTTTTCCAAATTAGTAACAACTTCTTCGTATCTTCTTACGATATTTAAATCAACTGGGTTGAATGGGAATCTTCCGATTTCCTCATCATCTTCGTTTGTTAAAATTACATTTAATGCCCCAGTTTTGACTTTTCGTCTAAGTTCTTCCATATCCTGCACTCCTTGTTATGATAAAACTGCTTTGCTGTTGTCTTTTAAGTCCTGTGTAGCACTTTCTGAAAATGTTCCGGATGTTACGTTGTAAGTACCTTTTTTGCGGTTTCCTGCGTAGTTAACTGTAAATGGAATCTGGTAACCACTTGTGTCTCCACCGTAGGATGTTGGAACAACATAACAATCTTCTGCGTATGCTTCATAAGCTCCGCTTGATGCTTCTTTCCATAGATGTACTTCTACTGCGGTAGTTTTCAGATTATCGTCTTTGTAACGATTATCAATGATCTCCTGCAACTTCTGGCTTAATGTGCTGTCAGCTTCTGCATAATAAGGGTCGGCTTCTGAGGAAACCTCATATCCGTTGTGTTTGAATGTAGATTCTCCGATAATATTTTTACTTGTTTCTGTATCGGGATTAAGTTCGACATTGTACTCTTCTAAGTCTTTTCCAAGACGTTCATAAGATGGTGTTTTACCACCGCACAAAGAGCCTGCATCTAAGAAATGAGCCATATACTTACGGTCAATTTTACCTGTTGTAACTGCCATTATGATTCTCCTTTATCTTTTCAAGGTCAGTGATCTACATCCTGTCGTAGACCAGTTAATAGTTAATTTATCTATCAAAGTCGTTTTGATATCGGGCAGAAATATTGATAGCCCAATTCTCAGACTTGTTTTCGTTTATACTGTCCAAATATGCAGGTGTTTGTCTGTCAATCGTCAAAAACTTTCGATTGCCTGTCAGCACTGGATATTCTTCTAGTTTATATGTGTTGTTTTTAATTGTGATTGTTTGCTTTTCCAACCATTTACCAAGGTTATCCAACCACTCTTTCGTGTATGCCTTACGTTTTGCATCAGCACCGCTTATACGGTAGATCACACAAAATGGATACAAACAAACCTGTGTGACGTGACCAGTGATACTTTCTTTCTCACTCTCGATCACTGCCCCATTCACAGGGAACATTGCCTTGCCGCCTGCATCATCCAATATTGAAAAAGTGATCTTTTCTCCCTCTCGAATGTTCGGATACTGATTTATCAAGTCAGTTAGAGCTGTTGTTAGTACGTCAAAGCCGTCAAGATCGTATTTGACTACCTTTTGTTCTTCTGCCATCAGTTACCTCCTGCTTGCTTCTTAACATGAGTAACCCATGCTTTACCGTGATTCTTCTTTGCTGTTTCAAACCATTTTGGAGTCGCTTTTGGATTCTGGTAGCTTAAGTCAACTTTTGCATTTGTATGTCCTGCAAATTCAGTGACTAATACTTTCTTAGCACCTTTTCTCGCCCATGGAGACCCTGTTAATTCGTCAACCATGCCTTTACCATAGTACAAGAAACGTCCCATCGGTCCAGTACCTGCACATACCATTCCTGTACCTGCAAGAGAAGCACTTTTTGCTCTCGTTACGTTAATGAATGTACCTGTTTCATGTGGCATATAAGGGACCATATCGGTCATAATTTGACTATCTAGCCAAAACTGAGCATGCTGTATCTGGTCGTCAAATCTTTCAAGACTGATATTCGCAATCATGTTAGATGTATTTATATTGACATTTCCTAATTTCTTTTTAGCCATGTAACCACCTACTTTGCCATAACTTCAAAATGCGGAATAATATCATAAAAAGCACTGCCAGTGATCGCAAAGACATAATCATACTTAAGTTTCATCTCTTCGTAGAATCCGTCAATATAATCATCCTCTGCAATCGGTTCTTCATTCTTCCATTCGCCAACGATAAAGAAATCAAAACTATTCGCTTTAGAACTAAACGTAAGTGTCTGTGACAGCTTATCATTCGTCTGTTTACGCCATTCTTTAGGCGGTAGCCATAATTTACTCCCTACCATCTTTTGACCGCTTTTTAGGCTGTACTGCACGTTTAATACGGCATTATCTTGTGAATCAGAACCGTACTTTGCAACGATGCTTGCTTTATCCATGTTTAGGTTTGTATTATGCAAAATAGAGGGATACCATGTATCTCCTAATTTACTTTCATACCTATTAAAAAGTGTGATTGTATTGTTATACATCGTATCCCTCCGCTTATAATGCACCTGCTCTTTTAAAAGCTTTAAAAATCTTTTTAGACTGTAAAGCAAACCAGTCAATCATCTCTTCGTTATTTGCCCAACAATCTGTGTTGCAGGACTGCCCATCTAAACCACTTTCATATAAGAAAGCGTGCATAATTTCATGCCTAAGTAAACTTTTTTGAACTGATTCAAGGTTTTCCATGGAATCTACACTTCTTTCAAGAATTGCAACAACTATTGTTTTACTTGAATAATCGCAATAGCCATATAATTCTTGCAGTTTCTCATCTTCGCTCTCGTGTCTGAATCTGATTTTATATGTAGTTCCTAAAACATTTACTTTACAATCTTTCATAAATACTCCGTTGGGTACATTCCCATATACAGTAGACTTACTCCGTTGGCATCTGTGACACCCGATAAGTAGTCTCTTATTGTGTCAGAGTATAACTGTTTTTGTGCTTCCTTATCCGCTAGACACTTATCTATCAATGTAGCCGTACCTGCGTTACTGGAAGTCACATAGCTTATACTCTCGTTTCCTGCACTCTTAGATGCTACCTGCTTACTCATCACAGTTCCATCTTCTAATGTGATATAACCCTGTGATGCTTCAACTCTCGTTTCTGCCTGTTCAATCTTATAAGCGATCGTCAGAAGCTCACAAACACATCTTTTAACTGCTTCTGCATCATCTTCATCTTTTGGAAAAGCAATCTTAAGTTTCTTCACATTGTCAACACCAGTCGTGGCATTATCTATCTTCTTGCAAGAATCCCAGACCAGACGATTAAAGTCTGCTTCTGGGATTGCTTTCTCTCCAAAAAGGCTTTTGTAATATTCATAGTCAATGTATGCCATGATATCACACTCCTTTTTATCCGTTGGATTTAATAACACCCATGCGGATATTCTTCTGGTTAAATGCTAAAGACCAGTTTCCTTTAACTCCTAACTCTGCATTTGTAGGAGACTCTTTTGCAATCTTGTTAGCATTAATAGAAAATCCGTTAGGATGTAATACATAACCCTGCTTTGTATACAGCTTTTCGATACCGGCAGATGTTTCTGGGTCATAGTCTGTATAATAAGGATTTTCATAGTTTGTCTTATCACAAGTCAATACTGAACCTGTACCAAGCATATAAGTTTTGTATACTGGGTTTGTTCCTGTTGTATCAACTGTAAATCTGTCTGTTACCAGTGGGATAAATCCACCGATTGTAGGAAGATTTACTTCTCTTTCTACTGCGTTAGCAATAGTGTATTTGTTGTAGTCAACAAGTCCCATTGCTTTGTATTTTGCGTAGATGTAAGAGTTTAATACAAGTAATCCCATCTTGTCAGCGGAATCTCCTAAAGCTTTCTGCTGTGCGAAGATAAGTGTTGTATCATCAATTTTGTTTGCATCTCCTACAGTGCCATCGCCAGTTAAAGATAAGTCTGTAATATGGTTTTCCATACCAGACAGGCTTAAAACTGCATCAACTGTAGTCATTAAGTCACGTGTTCTTACCTGCTTATAAAAGCTTGCAACAGAGTTTGCAACATGTGTCATAGGGTCTGCACCTGTTAACTCTTTTGTAAAGTCTTTTGATTTCCAAGCTTTCATTCTCTGGATTAACATGCAAGTCTGTTTCTTTCCTGTGATTTCAACAGGTGTATTGTCTGTTTCTCCATCGTTGTTTAAAGCCTGTGAGTCCTGTTCATCAATCGGTGTATAGAAAGGAATTGTTGCAACGTTTCCTTTCTCTCCGATTAAGTCCATGATTGTATTGTCCTGTGCTAATACACCAGATGCAATAATCGCATCGTTCCATGTTGCATTTTCGCTCATGTATCGTGAAAAAACTTCTGGATCAAAAGCGAATCCGCCAAAAGTTCCTGTTCTTGGCATAAAAAAAGTCCTTTCTACCCAAAATAAGAATAGATAAGGACTTATCTTTGTCCCATCTACCTACAACTATTAAGGGATTTTAGGTTAGCGGCTCACTTCCAAATTGTGAGTCGGTATGGTTTCTATTTGTCGTTTGCTAAAGAGTTGTAGAGGTCTGGGTCTTCTGCCTTTAACGCAATCTGAGCATCTAAAGACATTTCATTTAACTTCTGAACTCCTTTTTTTCGTTCTCCGCTGTTAAATTTTGTCGTAAAACTTGGAATATTATTTTTAGGTTCTTTTTTTTCTTCAACAAAGATGCCCTCGTTTACTTTCCCATCTGTTGTATAAAGTTCATTAAAAACATCTTCTGCATTTTTCCCGTTTTCTTCTTCCAGTTTTTCAAGCATCCCCTTGCGGATAGCTTCTTCTGCAAATGTATTTACAAATTTTTTGCCAGATAAGAAATCGTTTACTTTCTCTTTGAGTTCTACCTGCTTAGAAAGTTTATCCATAGCTTTATCTTTGTCTGCAATCTCTGTTTTTAGTGTAGAAATCTGTTCTTTAAGACCGTTTACGTCTTCTTTTTCTAACTCTGAAAGTTTTGACTGTACATCTTCTACAGATGTTTTGTACTCATCTCTTTCTGTTGTTATCCTGTTACATTTTTCTACCTGTTTATTGTAGTCAGCTACAGTCTTGTAATTTTCAGACATCTTCTTTTTCAGATCTGCCTTTTTCTCTTCTGGGATTTCAATTCCTAATTCTGCTAAAATCTGTTCGTAATTCTGCATATATATCCTCCTACATTGTTTGTATACCGCTATGTCTGCGGTAATGGATTAAGACTTATATACCTAAGTCAAGGTAAAAGAAATGTGGGGACTCGAACCCCACTCGAGCCTCGAACTCTTTTCCTGTTGTCTTGCAACCAAAAACGCTAAAAAAACTCTGTACTTACAAGGAGGCTGTAGCAAATCTGCATAGTTCCTACATATTTATTGTAAACCCTAAAATATGCCGTTTCAATACCCTCTTTTTTTACATTTCCGCAAGTTTCTTTATCTGTCGCTGTATCTCTTTTCTCTCGTCCATAAAGTCAGAATCAATAACCATAGAAGAAAGCATATCATACACTTCCACCATCAATCTACCGACCGATTCCATAAGCTTATCGCGGTGTCCTTGATCTCCGCTTTCTTTGTATGCCATTTTAGCACTTAAGTAGTTGTCATACAATGCATCTATATTTTTATCATACTTGCCATTGCTGTACTTCTTAATAAGATTCTCTCCTGCATCCATGACGGTTTCCGCTATGTCTCCATGCTCCATCTTTTCCAGATTGCATAATGTTGTTGTAATCTTATACATTGCATCAAGATTAGATGTTGTGAGCTGTTTTAATGCTGAGTTTTTTTCTCTTTCTAGCTGTTCTTCCAGAACATGTTTGATTTCACTCATAATTTGACCCCCTTAAGCTTCTTTTTGTATTTCTCATGAATGCAGTCCTGTGTCTCTGTAATATACACCATGTCGTATCCTACAGAGATTAGATCAGTAACCATCTTTTCAACTGTTTCTAGCTCTTTAGATACGTCTTTTACCAGACATTCTACAAATAGTGCATCCGATACGTTTCCGTTCGTTCTAAGTTGCTGTGCGTACTTCTCATAGGCTTCTTTTGTCTCTTTCTCCCAGTTGTGATACTCTATAAAGCCATCCTCTACGGCTTTCTGCTTTGTGGATTTTCCGATACTTAGTCTACTGGCTGTATACCAAGAGTCGGGAATCACTTTTATAGTACCGCTAAAAGAATCTTTTAAAAGCTTGCCGTGATGATCTACAAAATACCTGCATATTTCACGTCTCTCCAAGCTTTCTGTAAGAAACTGGTATTCATGTAATCTTTTGTAGCCTTTCAAACCTAAGAAGTTGAAATAGTCTGCCATTTGACCGTGTATCATCATAGCCGCTACATATCTTTTGTTGATCTCGTCAAAGATATCTTCTGTTTTTGTTACTTCAAGATTGTTTGTAAATTCAATCATGATCGCACCTCCTTAAGAGATACGCTTTATAATAATATTCGCATCTTTTACTATTGCCGCTGTTGTTCCTACATTTCCGATGCTTACGATTAAGCTACCGCCAGATGGTACAGTTACAACTGTTGTTGCTCCCACGTTCTGAAATGTGTTCGCTGTAACTACTGTATAGTCCATTTCTGTTCCACCAATAGCTTCTCCGTTAAGCTCTACAGCAAGTGCCGTTGCTCCTGTTGCATTAGCGGATACATTTCCGTTAAATTCTACCTCTACAGTCATAGGGCAGTTCGATCTATTCGTTAACGTAAACAGACCAGACCCCTCTACATGATTCAGCCACCCATAATTACAAGTACAACGTCTGCTACTATATCGTGTATTCGCAAATAGTACGTTTGCACCACTGTTTACATCCTGCTGTGCTACATTTACCGCATTTAACATAATTTTCCCTCCTAAACAAAATAGGGTGCCGAACCCGACACCCTATCGTCAATATATTGCTAGTCTACTTAGTAGATATGGATTCTCCAACAAGCTTTGAATTATTTACACATTTACACTTCCGCAGTTGCAACCACCGTATGCATACCCATTATAGGATACATAAGGACTTGCTGTAATGTATGCAGGTGTTGGGAATGGTCTAACAGCATCCACAATGTTCTTAGTCTGTGATACCTGCGAAATCTGGAAGTTAGATAACTGTAAGTCTCTATCTCTGTCCGCAAGTTTATCTCTAAGATTCTGGATTGTGTTGTCCTGCATCAACTGGCGTGTAGCCTGTCCGTCTGCGAGGATTGTTTCCTTAATATCACAGCAACACTGTGCCATCTGTGCCTGCATATTCTGGGCCATTAAAGCCGCATCATAGCGGTTCTGTAACACTTCTTTCTGTGTTTCACAGCAACAAGCCTGCTGTTGTGCCTGCATCTGCTGTAATCCTAACTGTGTTGTGTATCTGCTTTCTAATACGTCTCTCTGTGTCTGACAAGCTGTATTAGATACGTTCTGGTTTGTATTGAAAATATCTCTCTTAACAAACTCATCGGATAAGAAAGCATTTTCGCCTGCGGTCGTTGCGGTATCGTTATTTCTTCCCCATCCGTTACCACAGAAAAGGAAAGCAATTAAGATAATCCAAATCCACCAACCACCGTTGCCGAAGCCGTTATCATATCCGTCATTTCTTGTCACTGCCGCTACATCTGCCGCAGTGAGTCCCATTGCTTCATTCATTGTTGTTGTCCTCCATAAATTTATTTACCAAGCTGTGCACCGCTTAATATCTATTTGTTCACTTTGTCCACAATATCCTGTGGATTCATGCCCTGCTGTTGGCATAGGCTATTAAACACTTCTTGTGGGTTCTTTCCCTTGCACATTTCCATTGCCTGCTTGATCGCAGGGTTTGTCTGTGCCATGCTCTCAACCATAGACTGCGGATTGTTAGACCCTCTTACCATGCCCATTACCTGCTGTACCATTTGCATAGGGTTGTTGTTTCCTATCATACCGCCTATCATGTTCATTAAAGGATTACTCATTGCTTAACTCTCCTTTCTCTGGTTGCTCTCCTAGCTTTGCTAGAAGTTCTTCAAACTCTGTTCTTGTAACATATCTATTATCATAGTTTACATTTTGTTTTTGGGCGTTCTGCGTGGCTTCTGGCGGTATCTCCTCGAATCTAAATACCTTAAAAGTTGCACTGCCCATTCCATCTACACTCTTTACATAAAAGAAAGGTGCGTTGTTATCCATCATCCATGCTGTAGCCCCTGGCTGTACGATCTGGTTCTTTGCTCCCTCTATGCCTGCAACTTGTATCCAATTAACATTCTGTGTTGGAACTTGTGTCTCTGGCATTGGTTTATTGTACTGCTGTTGCATTTGCTGTAACTGATTTAGCCTATCCTGCAACTGCATTGTATCCTGCTGATACATTGGTGCATAAGGATTATAGTTATATCCGTTCACTCTTCCACCTCCCTTTTATGTGTAAATTATCGCATTAAAAAAGAGACTCTAACAGGTCGTTAAAGTCTCATAAAAGTATCATATTAAATTAAAAAATTAGCACCATGATAGGGGTCATGGTGCTTGAACAATAAGGATAAGATTGAGGAACACCAATTGATGAAAAAAGGTGTCATGATGAAAAATGAAAAATTCAAAACCAACAAAGTCTTTACTTTGAGGAAATTTAAAAATTTCTTATGCCCACAACAGTGAGCAAATGGAAGCAACAGGACTCGAACCTGTGACAGGTCGGTTATGAGCCGACTACTCTGACCAACTGAGTTATACTTCCACGGACTCCATTAGGAATCCACCGTACTATATTGCATAAACAAAAATAAAAAAAAGGATTAAAGTATTATAACATGAAAAAAGTATCTCCGAAACAAGCAACTATCATTTAAAACTAAAAAGGAAATCTTATAATTATTTATTTAACAACTTATTACTTGTTACATTTATATTGTATCATGGATTTTTGCCTTTTCAATACCCTCTTTTTTACGCCTTTTCGTAAGTCTTTTCAAAGATTTCTTTCTTACATGGGTAGATTTCCCCGTCCACACCAGTGATAAGCATATCATCTTTTCCAAGTAACATATCTCCCTCTAATGTTGGAATGATATAGTGATCATCATCATATTTTTTGATAATATATCCATTGTATTCAACTTCTATTGGTTTACCATGTCCATTTTTTATAAGTTCTTCATATGTAACTGCTTCAATCACAACTGGTTTCTTTACATATTTAGCCATTATGTTTCTCCTTAACATACTCTAATAATCTTGTTATTAACTCTCCTGCTGATTCTCTTTGCTGTAGACAGACTTACGTTCATAAGCTCTGCACATTTCTCTAGTGGTATATTCTTTGCCCGATACTCGAACAATGTTCTTTCAACATCTGTGAAGTTGCAATCAGTACGGAACATATTTAGTTCGGGTACGGTAAAATCATATACTTTCAAAAGCAAACACCTCACTGTTTGTCGTGTGTTGTCAACGCATTTATCAGATCGTCTCTGGTTTTTTTTAGACCCTCAATGTTGTTTCCTGTGATCTTGTTCTCAATCAAATTAAACATGCTTTTCATGACTAGATTCATATCGTCACGTTGATTATTAATAGCACTGTAGTCACTATTTAGCTTTTGTTTAATTTCTTTAATATCTGTCTCTATATGATCTATTCGATGTTTCAAATCGTCCGTAGGCTTCTTGTAATGCTTATAGGCAGTATATAATACTCCTATCGCACTACCAATTGTTATAATCCACCCACAGGCTACCATAATTTTGTTTATAGTATCCATTATTTACCTCGTGCATTGTTGTATCGTGTCGCTGCACCTCGTGCTGAGGATGCTTGACTCCTGTTCCAGTCTGCCGTGTTTAGTCGTTCGCTTTGCTTCTTAAGATTGTTCTCTTTGCAGTAATCATTGTAGGCTTTGTTTTGCTTCTGCAATAGTGCCGCCTTTTTCTGATACTCCATGTCAAGATCGTGCTTTAAGGCTTCGTCCTTTGCATTATCCACAGCCGTTTTCATGCCGATTAACTGCCGTTTTGTCTTTCTGATACGTCTTTCAAGCTCTCTCTGTCGTTTCCGTTTCTCGTATTCTTTGCGATTCTCTTCGCTGTCGTAGTCCTCGAACGGATTGTTTATTCCATCCCCCGGACCGTGGGAGTGCCGGCAGTTTGCCCCATGGATTCCCTGCACGTTTCCCATACCGCAGACCGAAAAAGGCGGAAATCTTGGGTCATTACCGCTTTTGCTGTAAAACTTGCCTTGCCACCAGTAATGATTGGTTAAGTTGTCTCCACCGTCTCCAATTCTTGCTCCTAAATGTGCAGACGTGAGAATTATATCCCAGTTCATCTCGTCCATACGTGCATCCGTGATCTCTCCTGCCATCTGACTTACACCAGTGCGAACCGCTCTTGTAGTTGCTGTTTCTATGCTGTCTCTGTGTCCGCTAGGGTAGGTTACGTCTGCACCGCTGTTTATTATGTCGTTTACAGCTTCTTTAACCGCTTGTGTGTACCCTGTCGTACCGCTTGCAGTCTGTGTATATGCTTTATCCACTGCCTTAATGTAATTATCATGGCAGGCATTCGGCATCGTTCCAGTAAAGTTATGCATCTCTCCCTTGGTCTTTTCATAATTCCTCTGGATCAATCGTTGCATATAAGGACTCTCATTAAGTGGTGTTGGTTCAAGACCTGCCTTTTTATACACTGCATTATCCCATTCGAGAACCTTGATTCCTGCTTCTTTCATAGTGCGTGCGATCTCTGCAATACTTATCTTTGTCGTTTGTGCTATCTCTGCCTGCACCGCTTGCAAGATATACCCTGCATCCTGCAATACATCCATCTGCCACTTGTCAATAGGAGTAAAAAGGTAATCTTCCCCACGTCCTAGCCTTATCATCATTCGTTCGACGATTACAGATACAATCTTATTATGTAGCTCTTCCGCTTGCTTCTCTGCCTTTTCTGGCACATACCATAAGTAATCTGGCGTTAGCATTATTCTTCATCTCCCCCGAATAAGTCTGGCTCTTTTGGCTGCGCTTCTTCTTCGAGTGCTTTCGCTTCTTCTTCACTAAATCCCTCAAATTTAACTAGATAGTACCAGAATGGAATCTTGTTAGAAGTAACATAGCTGTACCATCTCGCTCTATCTTCATCTTCGTTGTATGTAATGTCTCCAAAGTCATACACGGTTTCATACGGTCCTCTTGGTGCTAATTGATACAGATCAGCGAATATATTAAGTGCTGCAATCAGATCATCCATGCAGGCTTGTAATTTGTCTCTTACGTCTTTAACAAATTGTATCGTCCTCTGTTGCTCTGCTTCAACTCCTGTTGCTGTCTGGATGCCTGTTGTTTCGTTAAACACAAAGTATCCGTTAGAGAATCCGCATTTATAGCCAATCTGTGACAATAGGGCATTGATTCCTGTCAGTCGTGTATCCGTGTTGAGACTTGGGTTTACCTCTTGATAGAATCCTTTAATGTCTGTGCTGTTTACATTCTTAACAAACTCTGGTAATCTCAACCGCTTCTTGCTTCTCTCAAATCCATCTTGAGTATTGTTTACCCTTGTACCAGTCTCCATTAACTTGTCGGAGTCTAGCAGCAACATTCTTCGGCTGTCGAATATCTCTGTTGCGTTCCTGCTGTATGCAATGTCTAAATCTTTTAGCTCTTCTATTGCTTCGTAAAAGATAGGCAATCCTAAACTACAATGCAAGTCTACATTGTTCGCCTGTGGTGTCCTTAAGACTGCATACAGTCGTTGTCCGTTTAGGTTTGTAAGTCCTACATTTTCCAGTTCTTCCCTCCAAGGTGTCTCGTCTATGTCAATCGGCTTTCCTGTATCGTTGGCATCCTTAGAAGCATAGCAACGATTTGTAATCTGATACACGTCCTCAATGTACCTGTGATATTCTAGTTTGGTGTAATACATCCTGCCATCACTGGAAATTTCACGATGTACAAACACAATTCCTTGAATTTCTCCGTTGCTTTCGTCTGTTACTATAAAGTTCTCTGGTGTAATCAAGTCCACACTTGCACCGTTAGGCTTTAATACAACTGTACCATATGCACAGCCATATTCTACGTGATGTCGTACCTGTTCTAGTTCCTTGTCTATCTGCTCCTGCAACCAACTAGCTCTTGCACTGCCATCTATCTCTATGCCTATTGCAAGTGTAGCAAGGCGTGCTGTCTCCGAACACACCGCTTTTGCAAAGTTGATCGTCTTGATATGTTCGTCCTTGTCTAACCAGTACGGACTGCCCTTATAGATGTATGCACATTTTTCTATAGCTCTCTGCATCTCTGGACTGGTAACAGTATCAATCTTAAATTCGTCTCTTGCCTTTTGTCTAAAAAGGTTACTTAATATCTCTTTCATTCTGCTTATTATACCCATTTATTCCACCGCTATCAGTTTAACGTTTCCGATTTTTGTTTCTATATCTCCTTGTATCAAATCACTATTAATCGTAAGCCAAACCCCACCATCATGGATAGATATTTTTTCTATATCCTTGATGCCTAACATTACATTTCCAATTTGTATACAAGTTACATCTTTTAGATTTATCATCATTGTTTTTGTCTCCTTTACGCACTCTCTCCACGTCTCATGCTCATTGGACTTGTCGCATACCTTAATGCATCAATAAAATGATCGTTGCCGTCTGGATAGTCTGCTTTGATATCTCCGTTAGCATCTACCTCATGTTCGTATGCGATCACTTCCTCATACAGCCTTGGCGTTCTGGCAGGGTCTATGATTAATGTCCTGCACTGCAACCATTCATAAGAGTATTTACGACTACCCGGATATACGTTTGTTTTGTTTGCCACAAGTCCTGCATCTCTAAAGTCTAAGATGCTTTCTATCTCGTCAGCACCGCAGGATATAGTATAGTCGTTATATCCCTTATTAATAATCAACTGTGACATTGCCGTGTTTCGTATCTTCTGCCCACCAAGTTCGTCTATGCACAAGATTTTTTGTGATGCAGGCATATATGCACATCTGACAAAAGCTTTCGGGTCTGGATAGTATCCCCAGTCCTGACCTTGATAGATTCTTTCCTGTCTTGATATCTCTTCGTCCGTGATCGTGCGGATTTCTAGAAGCTCAAAGATGTTTGTTCCAAGTCCTACAGGGATTCCAAGATACTCATGCTTATATGCTCGTTCGTTTGTCTCTTTCAGATATTCTGCATCGATTATGAACTGCTTCCCTAGCCATTCCACAGGAACTGTTGTGTAGTCACTCTTATGTCTAAAGCTATCCTCTCTTGCTTCTGCTACATACTTATTTGCCCAGTTATTAACAGAGATTGGTGGGTTGAACGTCTTAAACACTACGAACTTAGAACCACCACGCAATACAGATTGTTGTACAGTTCTGATCTCTTCAATGCCTGCAAACTCATCTAGTTCCTCGAACCACAGGTATTTGATATATCCCTTTGCGACCTTGATAGACTTAGTTTTCTTTGCCTTGTCCAGTCCTCTATAGATTATCTTCTGCCCAGTCGGCTTATATATATGTTGTAGCGGACTCTTAGAAGATTCCCACAGATCGCTAACACCCAATGCATCTATTGCCCATTCTATCTGTTCGTAGACACTATCCCTTAGAGTATTACCAACTTTACGAAACACTGCCGCATTGCTGTATTCTCCTGTTGTTGCACCCTGCATAATACCCAATACAATCTCTACACTAACAAAAGACGATTTAGTCGAGCCACGACCGCCATATAAGTCGTAATATGTATGTTTTCCGTCTTGTATATCCCAATGTACAGCATAAAAAGATGGGGCGATCACATCCGTCAAATTAACCATGCAACCGCTCCTTACTCTCTAGGAATATTATTTACTATTGTAATTCCCTCTGTCTTATTCTCTTCCTGCTTCTTGTCTGCATCCCAGTCTTTAAAATTATTTCTTAGTGCAAATTGTGCACCGTTCGAGCTGTCCTTGTGAAACAAACTTTCTTCCATTTGTTCTTCAACTCTGCTCTTCGCACGCGTGATGGTGTCGTAAAACTTATCACTGTCTTTTTTATGTTTTTGATAATACAGCAGATCACTTCTGCCACTAAATCCTAATGCAAGTGCTAATCCTGTTATCGTAGGATGCTTTCTGTCTAAGATAATTGGATACCCTTGTTTGTTGTACTGCTGTTCTCCGTTAATGATTAGCGGTTTACCCTCACAGCTTTCAAAGTATTCGTCTATCTTCTTCTGCATTTCTTTTACACTTTTATATTTAGGCGGTCTACCACCTGCTCCCATTGTCTCACGTCCTTTCGTTTGCATACACCTTTGTTGTCGGTCCTGCTGTCTTGTAATCATCACATACGGTCAAATATCTGTCTCTTATTAATGTCTTGCCATTATCCTTAGTGCAGTACATAATCCCTCTGTCAGATAGTGTGTTCTTGCACCCTGCACAGCATATACTTCTATCTTCCATTCTGCACCTCTTTCTGGTATCTACTGCATACGCACATATGACTACACTTTATATTTACAAGTACCACTTCCGTCTTATCCTCTGGGATAGCTCTTCTCTTTGTCTCCGTCACGATCTCGCAATGTACGCAATCGTTACAGCAATTCTTTAGTTTGTTATTAATCAAAAAAAGACACCTCCCGACTATGGTTATTATCTAGTATAATTATACCATAGTGAGAAGTGCCTTTGTTTACACTCTTTTTATTCTCGATCTGGTTCCCAAGTGGTCCCGAATTTTTTTTTATGTGCCTCGGCGTACTTGTCAAAAAATTCTTGATCAGACGAAAGGCTCAATTCATACGCCACGCTTTCTCTTAAATCTGCATCCATTGATTTTAGCGCTTCGTCAAAATCAATTTCTTTCCCATATTTGTTTTTTACATTCATCCGCGTACCTCCTTTATTATTGCTTACTTTGTTTCTATACTCGTCTCTTTCTTTCAACAGCGTGTCAAGATTTGTTTTCTCGCCCCGATTAATCCGCGCCCTTGCGTTTCTGATCTGCGCTTGTTTGTGTCGGCAGTAATCACTACAAGTGTTACTTGCAACTTTGGATTGGAATTTTTTACCGCAGTATTCGCAAATTTTTTGTTTTTTGCTGTTCTTTTCCAATTTCTTTTTTGTCTGTTCTGTCTCTTTATTATAAGCACTTTTATATTCTTTTTGCAATAATAAGCCTGCTTCGTGTTGGCATTTTTCCGAACAATATTTTTGCCTGCCTGCCGTTACAATATATTCTTTTCCGCACAGCTCACACTTATCGACACTCCCAAGCTTCCTTTTAGCTGTTTTTCCTTGCCTAAATCTCTTTTGTGCTTCTTTGGTCCGTATAACTCTACAATCTGGACAGTAAAACGCTCTAGGTCCACCGTTAAACTCTTTACCACACATCCTACACACTCTAATTCTCATTACATTAGATTTTCTTTTTTTTGCACATTCGTCACAATATAACTTATCCGGACTACCATAAAAAGATTTGCCGCAATCCAAGCAAACCTTTTTTGTTCTATATTTCATTTTTAAAGCTCCTTTACAACTTCCCACCCGTCAATAGCTGCCGTTGTGTCTAAGTCTTCAATTGGCAGCCTTTTTATTAAAGGCCTTTCGAGTCTTATATCTTCATCAATTATATATCTGTATTTTCTTGTATCAACTATTCTTTCCCTTTTCACTCTTTCCCAAAATTCTTTTTTCATTTTCAACACTCCTTTTCTTTTTTTTGCTTATCTTCTTTAACTGTCTTTATTATACATAATATTTATGCATAAGTCAACACTTTTCAGATAAAATATTTTATTTTTTCATCGTCTGTTATTTCTATATCAATTACATCATCTACATTTTTTCTAAGCATACAACAAATAGCATTAAGGCTTTTCATATTTATTTGTTCTCCCCGCTTTATCTTTGCAAGTGTTCCCTCGCTTAAATACTTGTTTTTTCTTATTATATAAGAAGTGTATCCTTTTTTCTTCAATTCTTCCTGCACATCTAATTTGTATTTTATCATCGTTTTTCCCTCCTTTTGCATTATTATAGCACACTCATGATTTTACATCAAGAATTTTATACATAAATTTTATGCACTTTTCTATTGACATATGCATAGATTTTATGTATAATAAAAGTAAGTTAAGAGAGCAAAGCAAACAAGAAAAGGAGAAAAGAAGATGAAAGAAGCAATCAAAAAATTAGAATCAAAAGGATACTACATTGACAATCAGTTTGACGGATGGTTCGAAACTTTTCCAGACAGATTCGAACTCCACAAAGGAGATGAAATCGTTATGGATAATTTATCAGAATCACAGGTTATTAGTTTAGCAGAGATTTTATAAGTCTCTGCTAGACAATTTAGGAGGTGTTATCATGAAATATTTTACAGCCAAAAACTTACAGGAACTCAGAAAAGAATACAAAAAATTAATGGTAGCCAACCACCCGGACAACGGTGGAGACGTTGTTACATGTCAAGAGATTACAGCCGAATACAAGAAACTGTTTGACATGTTCAAGGCAGGGCAGACACCAGAAGAAGAAAAGAAAAATACATTTGATTACAAGGCAGACGAAGCCTTAAGAAATGTTATTAATAATATTGTTTCTTTCGATGGTGTAAATATCGAGGTAGTAGGCTCTTGGATTTGGGTAGATGGTAATACATTCCCGTACAAAGAAGAGCTAAAGAAGTTAGGCTTTAAGTGGTCTAAGAATCGTAAAAAGTGGCACTTCTCAACAGAGCCATCTGGAAAGTGGCATAAAAAGAAAATGTCTTTCGAGGACATTCAGAAAAAATATGGAAGTGAAAAAGTAAAGACTTCCAACATTTCAAGAATTGCATAGATTGAAAGAGATCCGGAAGAACTCACACGCTCCCAGATCTCTTTTTTATTACTATCTCGTAATCATATCCCATTATACTTAAAAAATCTTTTAGATCGCTTAGGGATACTTTTTTATTATTAAATTTGTTGTTTAGCTGCTGTGGTGTTGACAATCCTAAAAGCTGTGAAGCTTCTGTCATTGTCATGCCGTTTCTTTTTAGTAGTTCTTTGTAGATTTCTTTTAGTTGTTTATTGTCTTCATAAGTAAAATTTATGTTGTACTCCATCAATCACACCTCTTTTCTATTTTTAAATCATTATAGTTTAAAATATGCCATATGTCAAACGAAAAAAGTTTATTTTTACTATTGACATTTAAACTAAAATCATTTATACTCTAGTTAAAGATAAACGAAAAGCATTTAAAAAGGAGTTTGAAATATGAAATATTTAAGAAAAGAAATTGAAAAGTTAGTCGAAAATGAGGACTTCGTTTCTTACGAAGAATTTATTTACGAACTGGAAGAAGAAAAAGAAGAAGTCAAAAAGTATCTTGAATGGAGAGCAAGCGGTGGAAAGATGAACACCGAAACACTTCCAGATGGGTATGTAGAAGCTTGTAAAAAGATTTTAGGAGGGATTGAAAATGAATAAAACAATCGCAAGACACAAATTTTGGTTACATCAAACAGAGTGTATTATTTCCACAGTTTATGTGGAAGTATTACACGAATACCAAACTGTTGTAATGTATATGGATGATTTTGAAGAAATTGATTCTTATACAACTTACAGCAAGCAAGAAGCATTGAAGCTCCATGAGTCACTTGTTGAGCAGTGGAAAGATAGGCTTAATAAGAACAGACTTGTCAAGGCTGATCGTGACAGTCTTGTAATACCTGCATAACATACACCACCCACCCCGGAGGTTACGAGGGTAGAAAAGGAGAACTAGCATGATTAAAATTGTACAGTGGTTAATGAGTTGCGGTTATACCGAAAAAGAAGCCGTTAAAGAAGCAAATTCAATGATTGAACAAAATCGTTGGGATGGTGCTGAAATGTGTTCACGAGAATATGCAATAGAAATGATTTTGGAAGATTTGGGGTGTTTATATGAATAAAATATTATTATCAATCATACTTACAGCGATCATTACCGCAGGTATCACAGCAAACTACATTATCACGCATCAACAGGTAAGCGGTGCAACTGGTAACTATAACGTAGAGATTTTAGATCATAACTTTTCGTATAGATAGGAGATAAAAATGGTTGGAGAAATGGAGACACTTATATATTAAATATGAAGACAAATAAAAGAAGCAGGGGTTTAGTCCTCTGCTTCTTCTTTTGCATTTTTTAAATTATCTTTTAGTATCCGTACACACTCGTTGAATCCGTCACGTTTGCCGCATAGATACATATTGTGACCGCTGTAATCGTCCATAGTCGGTATTAATGTACATAGGGTATATAAATCTTGCTTATCCATGTTTAGCCATCCTTTCGTACATTTCGCAGGTACACGTTAGCCTGTTAACCTGTTGGCACTTTTCTAAATACATCTTATCCATATCTTTTATGTCCTGCGGTGTCAATCCTGTTTCTTTGTACTCAAGAAGTTCTTTCAATGCCTTAGTTGATACCGCTTCACTTCCTGCAAACATTTTTGATAATCGTATCTGATTTTTGATAACGTCTATTGATAACCCTGTCACTTTCTTCCCCTCCTGTTCCTGTTTAAAGCATTTCTTTTCATAAATTTTTCTTTTGATAACGACTTATAATAAGGATTTTTCTTTTTGATAACGTTCTTCTCTTCCTCGTTTTTTGCTTGAAACTCTTTGTAGCCATCACATCTAGTGTGACAATCCCAACTCCTGCCGGTTGCTTCTGTGCATCCCATACAAGCACATTTCATATAATCACTCCTAAAACTTGATCTCGATTCCTGTTTCATTCTTAATCATGGATTGCAGGTCCTGCACAGTGACAAGACCTTTTTCGTAACATTCCTTTAGTTCGTTCATTTTATCAATCCATTTCCCAAGTCTGGCACCACCAAATCCAAATTGGTCGTGTAGTGCCATCGTGCCCAATAAAAGAAATGCTGTGTAACTGCTATGTATTAGTTTATCTGCATCCCTGCGATTCTTAACCCTACGTTGTTGTGCGGGTAACTGTCTGTTGTTAAAGAAATTGCTTCCCATTATAACACCGCCTTTTCTTGTCTGATAAAATATATATCTTGCTTGTGTTTCCAACAAGTCAGCATCAATTTGAGTTCTTCCATTGCTTCTTTCTCTGTTTCATAATATGCAATAGCAACTTTCTCCTGATCGAATGCCATAACGCAATATAAACCGTATTTTTCCTGCTTCTTTATTATTTCTTTTTTAATAAACATACAATCTACATACTCAACATTTATAACCATTCGTTGACTTTGTGTAAGTACCAACATTTATAACGCTCCTTTATAATTCGATAACCCTTTGTCCTCTGTCGTACTGACTGAGTATTTTTTCCAGTGTCTCTCCTGCTTTTGCTCTTGTTGTACATTTTTTAATAGTATATAGATGATCTAGTGTTTCTCCTATAACTTCGTATCCGTCAAATACTTTTTTGACATAGATTCTAATAACCTGTTGTGTATTTATAGCCATTGTCTCACTAATTCTTATTAACATGTAAGTCCTCACTTTCTCCCCAGTCTAGCCGATTCCCACACTCACAAACTTCTGTCCATTCTGCTACATAGCTTTTACATTTAGGACACCTGTATAACGCCACGTCTTTCCCTTTAAGGCTTTTGTGCCGTTCTCTTATCGGCAGACTGTGTAATATCTCTCCCATGTGTTCATAATCTTCTAACGTCATTGTAATCGTGTCTCTTGCTTTAGCGGACTGGCAGAAACCACTGCCCACCAGTCCTAAGAAAACACCTATGATAACAAGTAAGATTTTTAATATCATTCTTTCAGCTCCTCTTCTTCATAAATAACAACGTCATACTTTCCACCGATAACATTTTCTCTTCTAATCATTACTTTATATCCTTTATCTGTAATATTTTTCACAAATTCTTTTATCGGGATCACTTCTTCCATCCTGTTAGGATAAATCATTCTTGTTACTTCTTTTAAAACTTTTACCTGCTCCATTTTCTCTCCTACCAATTCACATACATTTTGTGACTCTGCATCTGTATTTTTTCCATCAATTCTGCTTACATAATCTTTCAGTTTTTCGTCAACTATTTCAGAAAAAACCATTCCTTTTTCACAGTCATTACAAAATTCACATGAATCACAGATATTTCCGTTGCAGTATTCTTCTAACACATCTATCATCTGTTCTCTTGTCATTTTTCATCATCTCTCATCTTTCTATAAGCTTCTTCTACTTCCTTGTCCGTAGCTTCTTCACAATAAATTTTTCTTGTTATGCACGGTTCTTGCTCTTTAAAAATGCAAATAGGACATACTCTTTTAAAACAATAATTTTCTAATTCTTTTTCATACATTTTTCTTTTTAGTTTGTTGGCATTTAAATTTAATCTCATTGTTGCAATAATGCTCCCAGATTTTGTATCAGTCACATACATCATTGCTTCTTCGCAAGATTGATAAGAAACTTTCGTATCTAATACTCCAAAATCTAAATTATTTCTCACTATCATTTTTTCTATATTATCTAAAAAACTGTGTGCTATCTGTTGTGCTATTGTCATAGTCGTTCCCCTTTTTCTTTTTCAATCTCCCATTTACCGTAGTAACCTTTTGTCATTTCCTTTAGTTGTGTCAATGCCATGATGAAATTTTCAAGTTCGCAGGTATCAGTAAAGTTTATCCTCACTTCACTCCCTGTTTCTTCTTCCATGGTAACTGGTCCACCAACAGTTCTCCTAAAATTTAATGTTACGTGCAAACTATTGTGTTTTTCTGTTCTCATACTTGTTCTTATACAGTCCACATTTTTATCAGCTCGATTTGAATATATTTTCATTCTCCCACCTCTAAATCTTTCGCAAGCTTGAATCCTGTTCTTCCAACATTTCTAAGATTTTCTTTAATCAGTGCCTTTTTCGGTGTCCTGTTTCTGTCGTACCAGTTCCAGTCGTTGTCCTCTCTTGCTTTTTTCTTTGTTTCATAACTTTTCTCATACTGATATTCTTCTTTTGCCATCTCTAGGCAAGCAATCATGTAATCTATTTGTTTGATAACGTCCATGTTCTTTCTCCTTTACCACATAAGTTGTCCGTTTTCTGCTACCTTAAATTCTCTTTGCCCTGCAACATTCTTATCTTCTATCCACCACAGGAATACTTCTTCTCCAGATTCCCACCTCGTAGGAAGATTCTTTGCTTTTCTTGCTTCTAACATCCTGTCAAATGCTCTGATATAATTTAATTTGAATGTTGGAAAGTCGTAAAATTCCTTTAATCTTCCTTTTCTCCCTGCCATTGGGCAACCAATGCATCCAACTCTTTTATATCCACATTGATACAGTTCATTAGTGCATATATGTTCTTGATCTATGTAATTCCATATATCTTTCTCTTTCCAGTCAACAATAGGATTTACGGTCATTTTTGCTTTCTGCATGCACAATTCCGTGATTCTTCTTTTGGAATCATTATCATTGCTAAGCATTACTGTATTGAATTTTTCTGCTGTCTTTTTACTACTTCCGATTCTTTCGAACTCATCCCGCATATTTTTTCTTTTTGTGCTTTCGTCCCATCTAACACCTGTTGCAATATATCTTCCATTGGCATTGTTTTCCTTAAGCTCTTGGCAACAATATCTTACTAGCCGTGTAGGTGGCATAAGTTTCTTAGGAATGAGATTCCACATTGTTATTCTGGTTCCGTCTGGCTTCCTTGGATAGTTAATACTACACTTTATCCCCCCCTCTTCCAATTTCTTGAAATTGTCACGGACGTGCCACACTGTTTGTGGTGCATCCGCTGTGGTGTGACTGTGCTGTACTTCAAAAGGAACTCCAGAACGTTTGAATAGCTCTAATAATACATCTGAGTCCTTGCCACCGCTGTATGTACAGATAAGTGGTTGTTTGTAATATTCAAGACTCATTTCTGATGCTGTTTTGATTCTTTCTATTGCTTTTTGTTCTAAGTCCATTAATACTCCTTTACTTCATCATGTTTCTGTATGGCTCAAAGAAATCTTCTTTTCTTAACTCCATTTCACATTTAAGACAAATAAATTTGCTTTGTATTTTCATTCCGGGCTTTACTTGAATATACTCTCTTCCGATATCCTCATTGAATAACCAACTATTACACCATTTGCAACTTGCTGTTGGCATTTTAAATCTCATCATTTTCAAATTCCTCTATTTCTTTCCATGCCAGAACACTTTTATCACTATAGTGCCTTGCCTTTTTGGCTGTTGCATTTCTCCATCCGCAGGAATCATGCCATGTTCTGTTTACGCAACCGCCTTTTATAGTTACTAAAACATCTTTGTTATCTTCTGGCAGATCAGCAGGATTCTTTCTTAAGTCGTGCCATCTGTATTTGTTTTGCTCGTCAAATAGGTAAGACACTACATCTAACACCTGTCTTTTTGTGATACTATTTATTGTTGCTGCATTTATTACATTTTGTATTGCTTCATTTTTTTCATCTTTTGTATACTTTTCTGAATCAATTTGTTGAAATACTGCAAACGCTTTTCCGATATTCATTTATTCCACCTCACTTTCTACCCCAAAGATGTATTTAATGATTCTGTCTCTTCCTATTGACTCGATCGCATCAAATACAAGTTGTTTTGATGTGAATACCACCGCTCCCTGTGGTCTGTAATCGGCCCACACATCATAATCAAGTTCTTCATTGTATTCATCATGCAAAATGAAATAACTATCTTCGAGTGTTGGGTCATTGTGTTCCTTTGCATATCGTTCAAGTTCAACTTCTACTTTTCTTTTTTCTCTGGCAAGCCACGCTGACTCTTCTGTGAAAAAGACGTTTCCTAATTCCCATCTTCCTTCATCTAAAGAATCATTCGTCCACCTGCTTTGTATAACAGCTCCATCATTACTAATATAAAAATATTCTTCTGATTTTCGTGGTTTCCTTACCTTTACACCTTGTTCCTTATCTGTTTCTTCTCCATTCATCTTCCCAACAAGTCTGTAAAACTCTTTTTCTTCTGCTTCTGTTAGATTTTTAATTCCCATATTTAATCCTCCTTATTTGTTAAATAATCTTCTATGGCTTGATCTAAAAATCTACTACTGATAAACCAACAATCAATGTATGTTGTTTTATTTTGTTTGTTATATATCAATAGACTTTTGTTTTTAACATTTTTCAATGTTATTCTCATCATGAGTGTATCTGTATTATTGCTTAACTCATCAACTCCTAAAACCGTGTTTTGTGTAAGTTGATTTAGCTGACTTGTAATACGCTGTAAACACGTTTTTTTACAAATTACTTTGTTCCATGTTGGTTTCAAACATCTAATAGTTGTATGTGTATCGTTTCCCTCATCAACATTTGACAAAATAAAACAATCATCTAATTCTTTTATTTCTTCTCCGCTTATAATTGCTTTCGTTTCTATATTATAAATTTGCATTTTTACTCCTTTACTGTCCATTCTCTCCCCTGCCGTTAATAGCAGGGGAAATCATGACTTATACAACAAATAATTAAAGAGTTTTGTTGCTTATGCGTTGCGAGGATTCTTATTTAATTGTTCGTGTGGTATATAAAAATCCTGCTGTGCAACAAGCCTTTTCTGGCTTGAGTCTCTGCCTAATAAAAAATGAAAAATGGAAGAATCTGAAAATACAAAAAACATTATTTGCAGTTACTTAGGCAGAGAATCAAACCAGAAAAGTATTATTTAGTTTTTATTTCCAATAAACTGCACTGGATGTAACATGAATACCTCTAGGTTTCCTTTTGTTACGTTTCTTTTCTGCTTCAATTTCTTTTCTTACTTCATTCCCAAATTTTTCTGTCCAAAATGTAATCAAATACTCTGGAATCTTAAACATTTGTGAGCAAGATTTTGACGTATTGTTTTTTGTCAGTCTTGTCTTTACTACCATTTTTATGTATTCACGAGAATATGGGGCGTTTTCTTCTTTGTTTTCATCTAAGTTCTGTTTTTTCCATTTAAAGAGGGTGGATGAATCAATGCCGTATTCTTTCGCAACGCTCTTTACCTCATGTCTTGCGTTACTTTCCGCAACAACTTTTCTTTTAAATTCTTTTGTGAATTTCTTATACCCCATCTTTTTCCACCACCTTTCTGTAGATTGCCACGTTTCTGTCTGTTAGGCTGTCGTGTCGTTTACCGCATACCTCAATACGTCCGTCCTGCACTAACTCCGTTAGCCGTGGTTGTACCTGCTGCCTTGTCGGTTCTAAGACTTTTTTGTGTTTATATAACACCGTTGCGATCTCTCGTGCTGTCATTGCTCCATATTCGAGCTGTTCTAAAATCAAGATATGTATTGCTTCTTTGTTAACCTTTTTGTGGGATTCTCTTCTGGTCTGCTTGGTAATGGAATGGCTTCTAAGTGCTGTTTCATTACCAAAAAAACTCATTTGATACATTTTCCATCACTCCTTTTTCTTTACTCTAATTGCTTATGTAGTAACTGCATTTCTAAATCATCAAAGTCATAGTCTCTCTCGCATTCTAAGACACTTGCAGGATTCCGCTGTGGCTTCGGTTCTGGTGGTTTTTCGTAGTTCTCGTCCAGATAATCCACGTAACCAGAATTAAAGAATGTACTTCCGTTCTGTGGTTTTCTCCAACTACTGTCCTTAGATAAATCATCCAGATACCTTTTCAAGGCTCTTTCTATTTTTTCTTCTCCTATCTCATACAGAGTCTTTTTCTTTGTGTCTGATACCTGCCCTTTGCCACGTTTATTCGGATACTTTTTCCAAATCCTTTCAAAACATTCATTGATTGCTTTTTTGTTCGACTTTTCGCAATTTTCCTTTGACTTCTCGCAAGTTTCCTTTGCATTTTCTTCTGATTGTTCCATTTTTGTTCCATTTTTAACTACCGTGTTTTCCTCAGTAGTTGCTTTTGCAACTTGTCCACAATCTATGTACTTCTGGTACTCATTAACTGTGTATATCGTGTATTTATTTGTGCTTTTTGTGGATATGTACCCAGTATCTTTTAGTTTCTTTAGTGCTGTTCGGACCTGCGATTCTGTCAATCCTGTCTCTGCACTGATTCTTGTTATAGAAGAAACAAATTGTCCTGCCTTAATTTCTTTTCCGCAGTACCGTTTATCCTCTAAATTTGTATGTAGTAGGCAATGATAAAACAATCTAAATACATTTGTGTTTTCATACCATTCCCAGTCTGTATTTATGTTTATTTGCATCATTGCCCTCCTGCTTAATATTTGTCTCCGTCTTCGTAGATTGTTATCTCGATTCTTGGATTCTTTGCATCTACCTTTATCCAGTTAACGATACCCTCTACCTGTTTCTGGCCATCGTTTGGGAACACTCCTGCTTCTACCAAGCTATCTAATATGTACTTAATAGCCGAAAAGACATTGTCTGGATCACGTCTTTTATTCTTTTCATACCACTTAATTTCCAGAATCACTGGAAATTTTATGTGCTTTTTCTTTAGCCATTGTGGTATGTATGCCTTGCAAATTTTTTGATTGTTTTTTTTGCATCTGGCACCTTTGTAGGGATTGGTCCTGTTTGCATAAATAAAAGTGTTAAGTCCGTCAAGTCTTCCTTGGATTGTGTATGTTACAGCCATGATTTCCCAAACTCCTTTCTGAACTCTTCCCTGCTACCGATATGCTCTTCATAATATGTTTGAGCCATCGTCTTAAGCTTTGTATCTATGTCTCCATTTTTTCTGTTAAAATGTACACCGTTCGGATGAAAGTCTGGTCTTAGTGGTACGACAAATCCATATTTTTCGCTTTTCTTCCTATTAGAACCACCGAAAATATGATGTCTTTCCACTATGTAAGAACCTGTGTAAATGCAACAGTCCATATTTTCTGTAAATACACTAGTTAGCTTTTTCAAGTTTTACTCTCCACCTTTCTTCCATTTCTTTTATCTCCTGCGGTGTTGCTGTCTCAATTCCAAGCTCTTTTGCTTCTTCAACAGTTCCTTTTATCAGTTCAGACATTTCCTTTGTGTCGTAGGTATGGCTCCCACGCATTACCAGATTGATTCTGAACAACTTACCTGCCTTATTGGTAGTTGTACTGGCTGTCGGTTGTAGGTGGCAAAATTCAAGGTCGTACACTTCTATATCGTTATCCAACGGAAGTGATACAAGAGAACCGTTTATAATCTCATGCTGTCCGTACTCTGCTATGAGTTTGTTCTTTATATATACCTTGCTGTTATCCGTTACTTCTGCAATCTTTCCAACCAGTACATGAAAGTATGCATTGGCATCTAAGCTCCTGCCCTCACGATACTGAACAACCTTAAGCCTACATTCCTTATCTTTCAGTCGGTCATATTCCCCTCGTATGTCTTTTTCACATACAAGGGAAATAACCTGCTTACCAGATTCAAAATCAATGGATATATTACTTATCGTTGCCTTTGTCTCCATTCTTTTCTTCCTCTGTTCTGCCATCATAGATGAATACTCTTTTATGTGTTGTATCGTTAACGATTGACAACCCTACAATTTTCTTACTCTCGATTACAATTTTTTCAACCTTAAATCTGTCATTTGTTGTAGGTTTTCCGTTTCTTCCCTGCTGAATATTGACGTATTTATTTGGAATCCAGATAAAAGGTGCTGTGTACAGTTCTCGTCCGATTCCAAGATTGAAACAAGCTCTCTTGAATGAATCTGACGCCTGCCCTTTTTCTTTCTCTGTGTAGGATTCTTTACCTACATCCTGTTTAGAAATCCATTCTTTCTTTTCTTCGTCCCATACTTCTACAGTACAGAAAAGATTTCCATTAATTACCTCATGATGCCTTTTCCAGTTTGTGATACCAATTGCTTCATCAAGGATATTCATGTCACATCGTGCATCCTTGTATAATAAGATTGACACTCCGCTATCTTTTACGATTGCAACTCTGCAATCAATTTCATCTGCTCTTAAATCTCTGAATTTTTCCATCTTCCAACACTCCTATCTAATTCTTAAACTCTCTGTCTGTACCAGTCTCATATTTTCATTTGCTTCAATAACTCCTGCTTTCAAGTCCTTAAGAAGCTGTTTCTTGTCAACTTTGTCTGGCTGTGGAATTAAATATTTTTTTGGTAATAATTCCTCAACCTCTACTTTTACGCTTGGTGCGTTCTTCTGGATGTTAAAGCTAAACAGCTTTGTTTTAAATTTCTTCTTATCTACTTCTAACATCATTGTTTCAAGGTACTTTTTCAGATTGTCTGCACTGTTTCTCAATGCCTTTTCTCTGTCTGCTAATCTGTCTTTCTCTGCTTTTACCGCATCCGCATCAGCAATCAGCGTTCTAATCATCTTTGCTGTAGAATCAGCCTTTTCCTCAAACTCAAATTCGATTCCATCTATAGTGTCTTTAATATCATCAAGGGATAGTCCCTGCTCATCAGCCATTAATAATAATTCATTAAGTTCATTTTTGATTTCATATAATTTAGCCATTTTTCAATCTCCTATTCTTCGATATATTCCTCAATGCAGTTAAGATCATTTCCCTGTTCATCAACCTCTTTATCACTGCATACATCGTCAAAAAATGCTTCTCTAAGTTTTACAAGTTCATCCATATTGCTTTCGAGCATATCCCACATATAGTCGATAAACCACTCTCTATCTTCTTCATTTCCTTTTATTCTCTTTTGGATATAATCATCTGCATCTTCCATAGGGATTACTGTTCCGTATTCATTTGTGTATCCTGTGATAATCATGACTACTCACACCCCTTTGCTTCTTTAAGAATCTCTTCTACGTCAAATTCCTTTTCCTGTGGCTCTTCTTCCTGCATTTTTTCTTCTAACATTTTAATCAGTAGTCCAGTGCTTGCAATGCATGCAAAATTTTCCATAAGTACCAGTGGTTCTGGATTGTCAGAAAATCTATCATTTAAAACCGAACCCGAAACAGTAGCTAATTCATCTTTACTGTACGTCCAATTTTCTCCACAAAAGATATTTCTTATTACCTTTTCAAAGTAGTCTGTCAACATTATTGTTAACTCTTTGTCAGATTTTGTATTTTCTTCCTCTGTCATATTCTCTGGTTGTGTGTTGCTGATTCCATTAACGATTATTTCTTTAACCGTATCCTTAAATTCTGTTTTTGTAATAATCATTGTCACATTCTCCTTTTCCTGCTATACTGTTGTTATACATTTTTTGTTAAGCACTTTAGACCTGCACGTCTTGGTGCTTTTTTTATTTCCATCCATCACGCTCCATTTTGATTTCTGCCAGACCTGCGAGTGTGCAGACCGCCATGAATACAAACGGTGTGATTCCTAGACCTGTTAAAGCAAGTCCTAAACCCATAATTGCTGTTCCTGTTCTCATATCATTTCTCCTCTCAATGCTCTGTTTTCTTCTCTTTGTTTCCTTGCTCTCCATTTCTCAAACAACTCAGTGTCAAAGAAGATTGGAGAATTTTTCTTAGCACCTTTTTGTGCAAAGTCTTGTCCACGTTCCCGATAAGCTTCATCCAGAAACGACCTCGGGAACCCCATTTTCACAAGCTCTCCCATCTTCATAACTGACTTCGGGTACTCCATGTTTACCTCACTTTCTCCGCTTCTTCCTGCGGTAGTATCCTCTTTTCTTCATTCCTGCCTGTCTGAACGCTACTTTCTTGTATTTTCCGTTCTTCTTGGCTTTAATTCTTTGTCCCATTCTTTAAGTCTCCATCAATGTCGGTGTGATAGTTGTTAACTCTGCTTCCGTCCTGCTGAACGTATTCATATGAGTTAAACACATATATCCACACTGTATTTGTCGTAACCAATGCAATGAATGTAATTAGCCAGATTGCAAACCATCTTTTTGCTGTCCGTTTACTTTGTTCGATTACTTCTGTTGCAAAGTATTCTTCTAAGTCTTTCCATTGCTTTGTCTTATCTTCCATTCCGCACCTCTTTCTTGCGGTGTTAAAAAAATTGTGTTATAATTTCCTTACCGCTAAGCTATGGTTAGTGGTTACATTCGCCCTGTGTGGTAGTTCCAGTACCGCATGGGGCATTTTTATTTCTTTCGTGCTTCTCTTCTCTTTTTACTTCTGTAGTTGTCGATTAATACAGCTGTGATTTCAAGTGCAATTACTCCTACAGCTCCTACAAATATTCCTAATTGAAATGGTGGTATATACATTTCTGCACTCCTTTCTGTGTTATAATCTCCCTAGGAGGTGTACTATGTCTAAAAATCCTTTACCGCATCTTGATAAACCAGATGAAGAAACCATTGACAAAATGAAATCTTCTGACTATTCCAAAAATCAAAAGGTTCAAGATGAAATTTTAAAATTTTTAGAAAATGATAAACAGCTTATCAAAGCAATTCGTAAAGAATGGTTATGGACTAAAGGTATGGTCCTTATCAATACTGCTTTAGCTTTTATTTCTGTTGTCATTGCTTTTATTTCGCTATTAGTAGATATACATAAATAGCAAGCATTACTATCATCAAAATCAATGTAGCAAGCTTTATGAAGAAGAGAGTTCTTAAAAACATTAAGTCTCTCTTTTTTTGTTTTCTCGTTCTGCCGTAATTTAGGTAATAGAACAAATCATCAAAATTCATATACACCCTCTTTTCTGCTATCTTCTAAGCTTCATAGCTCTTATCGTCAGTCTATTTAAGTAGCAATCTCACAATCGTAAGTACCAATGCTGTACAAGAAAGCACAAAAGATATTCTTGTAATCAATGGGTACTCTGACCATACTCTCATTTTTTTATGAGAATATCTTTTCTTCACTGCTTGTCCTCATCTCCTATCAACTCATCAACGGTAACCTCTAAGATATTTGCTACCTTTTTCAAATTTGCAACACTCGGTACACTGTCATTCCATTTAGAAATTAAACCATTCCCAAGTTCTGCTTTTTTCTCAACGTAGGTAATTGACATACCTTTTTCTTCGCAAATCTTTTTAATTTTGTCATAAATATACAATTCCTTGCTCTCCTTTCTTTATTTCTTAGAAAATATTCAGTATTTCCATTGACTTTTTGCAGAAAATATTCTAATATTAAATTACCACATAAAATACAGATTTTTTTCTGTTATCGCTTTCTGTTTTTACTGAAAGTTTTCTGTGCTACGCTTTTACTATACAGAAAACTTTCTAGTTTGTCAAGCGTTTTTACAGAAAAAGTTCTGTAATTTTTAGAAAGGAGATTCTATGACTATTTATGAGCGAATTGAAAGCCTTAGGAAGTCAAAAGGATTATCACAAGGAAAGCTTGAAAAACAACTAGGTTTTTCTAATGGTTCAATTTCAAAATGGAAAAACAGCACCCCGAAAGTTGAGAGATTGCAAAAGCTCGCTGACTTCTTCGGTGTGTCTGTTGAGTACCTCATGACAGGAAAGGAGGAGGATAAAAAAGAAAAAGATAACCGTGTAATAGACATCAAAGATGAACTAGAGAGAATGAGAGATTTACTAAAAAACAGGACTAGACACCCTATCTACTACGATGGGGAAAAACTTGACGATGAATCGCTTGACGCGATATTAGCTCAGTATGAAATGTCACTTATATATCTTAAACAGAAAAATAAGTGAAGAAAGGATATGAATGTATGAATCATAATCAAATTAAATCTATTGTATACAATTTGATTAAAAAATACGAAACCAGAAACCCCGTTAGACTTGCAAAAGAATTAGACATAATCATCCAGATCGGGGACTTAAAAAAAATATCTGGTTGCTATTTAAAGATTCACGAAAGAGATTTTATTTACATAAACGAAAAATTATTAGACAACGAAAAAAAGTATCACGAAGTATTAGCTCATGAGTTAGGTCATGCAGTCCTGCACAAAGAAGATTTTTATTTCTTCTCATTCGGCAAAAACTGTTATGAGAACTCTATCGAACAAGAAGCACAGACATTTGCTTCTGAACTTTTGATACCAGACGAAGTGATACTTGAACACAAAGATTATACAAAAGAGCAACTTGCAATGCTGACAGGATACACCCCTCAGCTAATTGCATTCAAACAGCT